CCGTCGAAGCACGAGCAGCGGATCATCGCGGTCGACAACCTCACGGGTAAGGTCACGCTCCTGAGCCGCTGGGACCTCGCGCGCCGCGGCTCCGAGAAGGGCTTCCGCGCGCAGACCCGCGCGCAGGTCGTGAAGCTGAAGGCGCTCCTGATGGCGCTCGGCGGCCGGCAGACCTCCTTCTGGCTCCCGACGTTCATCGACGACCTGACGGTCGTGGCCAACCTCAACTCGGGCAGCCTCACGATGGACGTGACCCACGTAGGCTACACTCGCTTCGTGGCCTCCCGCGAGCCCCGCAAGACGCTGCTGGTCACGTTCAACGACGGGACGGGCCCGCTCGTGCGGACCGTGCAGTCGTCGGTCGAGGTGTCGACCTCGGTCGAGCGCCTCACGCTGAACACGACCTGGCCCTCGACGAAGGCGCCCGGCACGATCGCGCGGGTCTCGTTCTACGAGAAGGTCCGCTTCGACACCGACGTGTTCGAGATCACCCACGAGCGCTACGGGCTCGCGCAGGTGGTAGCGCCCGTCAGGGTGGTGCTGGAGTGACGAGCTTCGACCTCCTGGAGACGTCGCGCGAGTCCTCGCAGCCGCTGGAGGTCTACACCTTCACGGTCGGCTCGCAGGTCTTCCGCTACACGTCCGCCGAGGACCCGCTCGTGGTCTCGGGCAACACCTACGCGCCGGAGTCGATCGCCCGCAGCGCGATCTCGGTCGGCCCGGACCAGGCCCGGAACACGCTGACGATCACGCTGCCGGGCTCGAACCAGTTCGCGGCCCAATACGTGGACATCGTCCCGGGCCTGAAGGCCTCGCTCACGATCATCCGGCTGCAGCGCAACGAGTCGCCAACCTTCAACACGCAGCTCCTGGTCTACAAGGGCCAGGTCCAGTCCGTGCGGATGTCGGACGACGGCCAGACCGCGGAGATCGCGGTCCGCTCGCTCGAATACGCGCTGAACCGGACCGTGCCGCGGTTCACCTTCATGGGCTCGTGCAACCACGTGCTCTACGGGCCGGGCTGCGACGTGAACCCGGGCTCGTTCCAGACGACGGGCGTCGTGACCGCGGTCGTCGCGAACGTCGTGACCGTGGCCGGCGCCTCGTCGCAGCCCGACGGCTACTGGCGCGGCGGCTTCGCGAAGCCCGTGTCGTTCGTCGACTTCCGCCTGATCCTGCGGCACGTCGGCGACCAGCTGACCCTCCTGCTGCCGTTCTCGGAGGACGTGCTCGCGACGCAGGTGCAGATCTTCGCGGGCTGCGACCACCGGTTCGATGGCGACTGCGCGAACAAGTTCAACAACGTCCAGAACTTCGGCGGCTTCCCCTACGTGCCGACGAAGAACCCGTTCGAGACGGGCGTGGGGTCCGTGTGAGGATGACGCGCGCCCGGGCCTGGGCGATCCTGATCTCGTGCGGCCTCGCGTGGGCGTGGGACGCCGCGCACCCGGTCGCCGGCGGCGTCCCGCAGCAGGGGTTCGTGATCGAGCTCCTGATCTACGCCGCGCTGTTCGTGCTGTCGGACCTGCTGAAGCCGAAGCCGAAGCTGGAGAACGCGAAGCCGGCCGGCCTCGGGGACTTCCAGTTCCCGACCGCGACCGAGGGCCGCGTCGTGCCGCTGCTCTGGGGCCGCGCCGTGATGGCCGGCCCGAACGTCGTCTGGTATGGCGACCTGCAGCAGGAGGCGATCGTCAAGCACGTCAAGACCTCGCTCTTCACCTCCAAGAAGCAGATCGTCGGGTATCGCTACCACCTCGGCTTCCAGCTCGCGATGTGCCGCGGCGTCATCGACGGCGTGCGTCGCGCCTGGGTCGGCGAGACCGTGGTCTACGACGGCGGCCTCGCGACGACGTCGTTCGACGTGGACGAGCCGACCCTCTACGGCGGCGACGAGCTCGGCCAGGGCGGCGTGCAGGCCACGGTCGAGATCTTCCGCGGCACCGTGCCGCAGACCCCGAGCCTCTATCTCCAGCAGTTCCAGGACTCCGGCGCCGGCACCATCCGGACGCCCGGCTACACGGGCACGGCCTACCTCGTGGTGCGCGGGCTCGGGACCACCGGCCAGGTCCCGGGCGGCGGCTACCTCGGCAACTCGACGTCGATCCAGCCGTGGAAGTTCGAGATCGAGCGCTACCCGGCCATCTTCTCGGGACAGACGTCGGGCCAGAACAAGGTCAACTCGGCGGTCGACTGCAACCCGATGAACGTGATCTACGAGATCCTCACGAACGTCGAGTGGGGCTTCGGCTTCGCGGCCGGGGACGTCGACACGGGGATCGTCAGCTCGTTCAAGTCGGCCTCCGACACGCTGATCTCGGAGGGCAACGGCTTCTCCATGATCCTCGACCGCACGATGGAGGCGGCCGAGCTGCTCGACCTCGTCCTTCGGCAGGTCGACGGCATCGTCTACCTCGACCACCGGACGGGGAAGTGGACGATGAAGCTGGCCCGCGGCGACTACGACGTCAACACGATCCTGCAGCTGAACCAGACCAACGTGAAGGAGGTCAAGAGCTTCACGCGCGGCTCGTGGGAGGATACGACGAACCAGGTCGTGGTCAAGTATTCCCACCGGGCGAACGACTACAAGGAGAGCTACGCGCTGGCGCAGGACATGGCCAACGCGCAGATCCAGGGCGGCGGGACGCCGACGACGCCGAACATCGTGTCGGCGCAGGTCGCCTACCCGGGCTGCATGGACCCGACGCTCGCGGCGCAGCTCGCGTGGCGCGACCTCCGGGCGCAGAGCTTCCCGCTCGCGCGCGTGACGATGACCGTGGACCGGACCTTCTACGGGATCCGGCGCGGCGACGTGCTCGCGTGGACCGACGCGACGTTCGGGTTCACGAAGCTGCCGCTGCGCCTGACGAAGGTCGACTACGGCCGGCTGCAGCAGAACGAGATCGAGATCGAGGCGGTGCAGGACATCTTCGTGTTCCTGGCCGGCAGCTTCGGCTCGCCCCCGATCACGAGCTGGACGCCGCCGCCCGCCGACCTGCGGGCGATCCCGAATACGGAGCAGGTCGTGATCGAGGCGCCGCGCGCCGTCGTGGTCCGCGACCCCGAGTGGAACGGCGACGACCGCGCGGCGCGGATCATGACGTCGGCGCGGAAGCAGACGATGGAGATCGGCTACCAGGTGCAGTATCGGCTGCCCGGCGGCTCGGGCCCGTTCCTCACGGACGGCGACGTGGTCGGCTTCATGCGGATCGGCGCCCTCGTCTCGTCGCTGCCGAGCGCGGCCGCGAACCCGACGAGCTCCTTCTCGGTCTCGGCGACCCCCGACAGCGCGATCGCGATCCAGACCCAGTTCACGGCGGGCGCGACGCTCGCCGACCTCGGCCAGGACCTCGTGCACCTCGTCATGGTCGACGACGAGTTCATGCTCGTGCGCTCGGCCGCGATCGCCGGCCCGAACGTGACCTTCACCGAGGTCTACCGCGGCGCGCTCGACTCGCCGCAGCGGCCGCACTCGGGCGGCGCGTCGGTCTACCTGCTCTTCGCCGGCTCCGGGATCATGGACCACGTCTTCCCGGCGTCGAGCGTCAACGTCGACGTCAACCTGCTGCCGCGGACCTCGTCGACGGTCTTCACCGGCACGCCGTCGACCGTGAACGTCGTCCCCGCGGAGCGCTCGGTGCGCCCCTATCCGCCGGGCGCCGCGATCTACAACGGCGCGGGGACCACGTTCACGACGCCGTCCCTGGAGGGCGCGGGCTCGGGCATCAACGGCTTCCGCGTCGACGTCGCGTGGTGGCGCCGGAACTTCCGGACGACGGACGAGGTCGCGACGCTGCTCGCGGACGACGGGACGGACCCGTTCTCGATCGAGACCCAGCTGGAGGTGCGCGCGGACCCCGCGGGCGCGAACACGCTGGTCGGCTCGCTCTCGGCATGGACGGCCGGCGCCGGCCCGCTGTCGGTCACCCGCGCGGACGTCATCACGGCGGCGCCTGCCGGCACGCTGCTGCGGTTCATCCTCCGCTCGCGGCACAGCTACACGGTCGTGAACCAGGAGAACCGCGCGCCGCTGCAGCACGACGTCACGCCGACGTCGGCCTATACGGGCCTGTTCTACTTCGGGGGCGGCCTCGCGGTGAACGTCGCATCGTTGAGCTACACGGCGGCCGCGACCGGCACGTTCACCCTCCGGATCGGCGCGGCGCAGTCGACGGCCTCGATCCAGGTCTCGCTGAATGGCGGCGCGTTCTCGACCGTGATCGCGGCCGGCCTGACGAGCGGCACGTTCGCGGCCACGAGCGGGGACGGGATCCGCGTGCGCCGGACCGTCAACGAGGCGCCGCAGCCGAACGGCGTGCAGCTGGAGAACCCGTCGGCCGTCGTGGTCGCCTACGGGACGTTCAAGAACTGAGGTGCGGTGATGGCCGAGAACGAGAGGCTGGCGCGGATCGAGGAGATGCTGGGCGGGCTCCTCAAGAAGATGGACGAGCACGTC